TTTAAGGGTGAGTAGCAGGGCATCCGTCACAGACGAATGCCGCCGCGTTGCGGCCGGCTGCGTGTATTTTTTGGATGGACTCCGGAGTTTCTAGCAAAGTTTTTGCGAGATTTTTTTCGTGATAGTTTTCTGCGTCTCATGTTTCTGCCTCATATGCGAACCCGCAGAGTTCTGCGAGGTTCCGTGAATTTTGAGAAATTGTTGCAGGTGTTGAATTGAGATTTACAAAGGAGCTGTCCCCGTCGACGCCGCATTGAAGCGACGTCACGGAGCAGCCCATCAGCGCCAGAAAGAGGACCGGCGTATATTTTTTCATGGTCTTTTATACCATGTTTATTGTTTTTTGTATGTTGCGTTGCAACATTATTGTTTTTTTTGAATGATTGCGCTCTAGGGCTAACCAGCCTTCATGCTTACGGCTAGGCGCCCTGGAGCGCTTATATTTTTTTTTGTTTTTTTTGTTTTTTGCTAGGGGTCTGGGACCACCTAGCCAGTTCCATATCGAGTAAATGGGAACTGTGGGCCCTTACGGAGCCCCTGAGCCCCCTTCCGGGGGCGTTTCCGGTAGACCCGGTGGGTCAGCCGGTGTTGTTGGTTCGCTCGCCTCAGGCTCGCTTGGAGCGTCTGCCGGTGTGATCCCGGATGTGGCTATATTTTGCCGCCCGGGTTCTGCTAATGCCGGCAACAGCTCTTTGAGACGATCCTTGTTTTCTGGATCGTTTACATATTGAAAGAATTCCGCAGGCGAATTAGAGAATTCCCGACGGAGTTCTGATGGTAGGTCGTCGAATACTTCGCGCCCTTTTGTGAGCATCAGCGTGTTGTTGAAGAAGTCATAATTGGCGAAATCGCCATACATCGCCTGATGCTTATTGAGATGTGAGATTGTGCCCGTTTTTTGGGCACGTTGAAGGATTTTATTGATGTCCGTTTCATCCTTAAAGGACTGTTTTGTTCGGCCATCTTTGTATGTTGGTTGCTTCGTTCCTCGCATAGACATGATTATTTTCCTATTAATGATCGCATTGACGTAGCAGGACTTTGATAAAGCTGAGCCCGCCGGAGAATTTTGCCTTCCCTGCCTTTATATATTTCCGCGTCAAGCTTTTTCAATTGTTGATCTATTTCCGTTTGTAGTCTCGCAGATATCGCTGCTTGCTGTGCAGTAGTTGTTTGCTCAAGTATTAGCGCTTTTTGGTACGACAGGTATTCCATTTGAGATTTCATCATTTCCTGCCCGTACTTTATATTATGTTTTTCTTGCACGGATTTTGCCGTACCGGCGCCTTTCTCGGCGCCTGATACAGCCGCCGCGCCCACGTTCCCCATGGTCGCCATGTTGCCTGCTGGTGTTGAGGCATCAAATTTTCCGGCTAAGATTGGATTAATGCCGGATTTTTTTAAGTCGGCCATGCGACGTTGTATCGCGGTATTTGACATCCGCTCTTGGAAGGCGCGATTACGCGCTGCTTCTTCTCTGTTTTGTTTATTCGCTGAGCGTTGACCGAGCCCTGAGAATATTCCGCCCAAGGCGGTTGGCCCGAGAAGTTTTACTATTGCTGGAAGCGGCATTACAGGCGATCCAGATTACCCGGAACGCCGTAAGTCGGCATCGGCCGTGCTGCTTTAATGTTAAAGAACATATCCGCGAAGAAGTGGGGTTCTGTACTGACCGCAATTGCGCGGTCTAATGGAACCCCTGTATTTGATTGTATAAATGTTGCGCCTAACGATGGCAGTGTTGCGAAGTCCTCGCTTAAATGCCACGCGGCGAGTGTTGCTGTTGCGTCTACACGGAACAAGCCGGTAAGACGCGAGTTGGCGTGCCGGTATTCGGCATAGCGTTCCTGATACCCGAAAACGAGGTCATCGTTTGCGGTGTTGTCATACCAGATTTCTTGGTTGAGGACGCTTTGTTCCCCTATTTGAGAAAGTACGGGATAGAAGAAGTCGTAGCGCGTGGTCTTCCGCCACATCCGCTCTAATCCCTGAGAGTATGTTATGTCGCCACGAACGTTCATGAGTCCCATAAGAACGCCGTGTTCGACAAATGATTTTGAGAATGAGTGAGTGCCGCTTACGGTTCCGAATGCGGCTAGTTGACCGAGCATATCATCCACCACTGGTGTTGACTGCCCGGATGTTTGTGCCACTGGGGTAACGTTCACTGAACTTGAACCGCCACCTAGAAATTCGGCCCGTTGAAGCCGAAAGTCGGGGGAAGTGACGCCCCAGTGGGCTTTTAATGCCTCGACGTAGCGAGTGCCTGAACGAGCGTCCCGCTCGAGCAGGCGTTGAGTTTGAAATGCTAGGCGGATATCGTTGATTGTTGCCGCCGTTGCTGTTGTTAAGTTTGCGAAGATTTCTGGTTCGTTTGCGTTGGAAGGGTCTTCCTCGACGTACACGTCGCCCGCTAAACTTGCAAGATATGCTTTCGCGTATGTCGGCGTTCCGCCGCCTGTTTCGACCACGGCTATGCTAGTGCCGGTCGATGTGCCTACTATACCGATGCCTTCTACTAAGGCTTTCGAGCCAAGCGGTAATGAAACCGCTGTGCCCTTTTGAGGAGATGTTAGGCAAGATGTAAAGTAATCGAAACGCTTTCCGCGTTTCTGTAATGTATATTGTGCTGATGTATCTGGACCGTTATCTGTATCGAGCGTTAAGCTGTTTTGTAGGTTTTCGTCCCGAAACCATTCGTTCCAGATTTTGTTGTATGCGCGTAATGGTAATACGCTGATTTCCGATTCATTTGCCGTTGCATTCAACGGGAATGCAAAGTAATCGTAGAGTGTTCCGTTCATGGTTCCGACGTCAAACGTCGTGGATCCTGTTGAACTGGAGATCACTGGGATTGTGAAGTCTATGCTGTCGCCCGGGTCGTCTTGCGCCCCGTGAAACTTCTCGAAGTTATCCCAGATTGTCCGATACGGTACGAAGAAGAAGAATGTCTCTGCGTACATGTTATCCAGTATCGGGTGTAGTGGTGTTGCCAAGCGCATGAAGAAGTTCGCTTGGACATTGAATGTATCGCCCGGGATTATATCCATATAAAGTATGGGTATTAAGTAATCGACGTCAAACGTCGTCTTTAGCCCGTGCGATAGGTTAAAAGAGGAGCGCGGAATATCCGCGCGTGGTACTTGAGAGAATTGGTGTTGTGATTTCATGCTGTTCCGCCTGCTGCGATACCTTGATCGAGTAACTCGATATTATCTCTGTTCACGTTGCGTGATTTCGCAACGAGTTCGAGTGCTGTTGATAAGCACTCGTTATTTTCATCTGTCAGCTTTGCTGTGTTGTCATCATAGATACCGATTCGGTGTATTGAGTAATCTTCTGGATGTTTTCCGATCGGATGATCTGCGTCCTGAATGATATCGCTAAATGATCGGACGGCTTCGCCGTCAGATTGTGCGAAGAATGGACGTAGATATAGGCCAGAGGCCGTGTCATAGATTGTGTAGATGTTAAGTTTCATAATGTCCTCTTTTTTGAGTAGCGTGCGCGAGCGCACTTGTATTTTGATTCTAGTCTTTCAGGCGTAAAGTCTTGCTTGTGCGAATCATGGAAGGCTTGCCTAACGGCCTTAATCCTTTCCATGTTCTCAGGCGCTTCACCTGCCATGATCGTTTCATAATATCGAGGTATTTTTCGAAATACCCCTCTGCCCGGTACCGGGCATGAATCGTCTTCGAAGTCCGTTTTGTATTTTTCATAGAAGCCAGCTCCTATGCCTCCCGGCTTTTTTCGCCCGAGCGACATTGTTATGTAGGGTGCTTGCACCCAGTATGCAACGCCGTACTCGTCGTTGCGCAAGTATTCGTCATTGGCTTTTTTGCCATTGACTTTTTTGAGTATGTAAGCGGCCGTATAAGCGGCCGTGTCCCAGTTGAGTTCTCCAACTGTAGAGAAACCGTACGGCCATAGTTCGCTAAGTAATCGCGAGCTGTATGTAAAGATGCCTTCAGTTTCTTTGTAGATGTTTTTATCGTCGAAATCGACGTTGAATAGGCACGCATGATAATGCGGCCTGAGGTTTTCGTCGCCGTATTCCCCGCAATGAAAGAATCGAATCTTTTGCGGGAATTTTTTTCTAAGGCGCCGTATGAATTTTTGGAAGTGAGTTTTGTTAAGTGAGTAATCGTCCGGCACGTAGTGTCCGTCTCTGAGTTGTTCGGCTGTACATTCGTCTTTACTTCTGTATGTGAGAGTGATGAAGCAATTGCCGTAGCTATCGTTATACATACTTGCTTCATGGGTGATACGCATAGCCCACACGCGAGTGCGATCAAGACGGCAGCCGAAACACTGGCCACAAGCCACTTCCAGTTTCGTGCTGGTTTTTTTAAAAATAAGTCCGCCATTGACCGGGTCTTTATACCCTTTTAAGGGTGAGTAGCAGGGCATCCGTCACAGACGAATGCCGCCGCGTTGCGGCCGGCTGCGTGTATTTTTTGGATGGACTCCGGAGTTTCTAGCAAAGTTTTTGCGAGAAACTCCGGAGTCCATCCAAAAAAAATACACGCAGCCGGCCGCAACGCGGCGGCATTCGTCTGTGACGGATGCCCTGCTACTCACCCTTAAAAGGGTATAAAGACCCGGTCAATGGCG